CACCTTATCGATGAATTATCAGGGAATAGAGATTTAGCTAACCCTGCAATTAACTTCTTAAGTTACGATCAGGCATTAGTTGCCGATTACCTTTACACGCAGAATGTAATAGGAGTTACTGGAGCTGGAGGATTTGCAGGTCCTACTGGAGCTACTGGATACACATCAGGTATGAACACTGGTACTCTATTCGCAATCAACGCAGGTACAACAGCAGGAGTTGTTTACCAAGCTTTTGCTCCTTATGATTCTTCTGCTTATGACGGGGGATTACACTATCTCCAAACATCAGGAACGGGTGGAACTGCGGGTTATTTGCTAAATGCAACTCAAAAGAATGAATTAAAAACTTTCTTAACAGTTAACTCTTCTGACGATCAAAAATACGTAATCGGTATAGTTGAGGGTATCTCCGGTGCGACTGGAGCATTAATCAACCAATTCTCTTTACATGATTTAGTTAAACTTAAAGTTACCGGAACTAAAGACGTTAATAACGAGCTTAGAATATTCTTTAGTCATCCATTAGATACAGCTTACTATAGATCTCAAGGTATAACTGTATCGCCTGTCTATGGCATAACATCGTATAATACAGGAGCTTCGGGAAGTGCTAAACCTTTTTACACTAGCGCTTATCAATTCGGTAACTCTGATTACTTAGATAGGGTTTCTAATGTACCTACCCCTAATGGAGTAACTGGTCCTAATGCTGCTAATGGAACATCAACTGTTCTTCAAGCTTATAACGCATCTTCATTATTCCAGAATGTTAAATATACTGAGATAACAGACGGAGATATTATTTGGTTAAACTCTGCAGGAACAAGCGTAAATTACCTTACTTTCGAAAACACAGTAGATAGGGATCAATTTAACTACGTTAACACAAGATCTCACACAAACGTTTCTTTAGCTGGTAACACTATAAATAACATAGCATTATTCGCTGCAACATATGCTTCTGATAATATAGGTTCTCCTGTTTCTTCTCAGAAATTCGATATAATTTCTCAGGATGGCTCTATTAATGAATTCATAGATTGCACTAGAATAGACACAACATCATTCTACATAACAGAAGACGCAAACGGAAACGTTCCTGTATCGGTTGGCGATTTGGTTGTATGTACTGACCTTGACATCTGCGTACCTGCAACAGGTAATCAACAAAGCAGATTAGCTAAGATCACTACAGTTGCTTCAACAACTACATCAGGAACTTATAAAGCAATATGTGCTAGACCAGTTCTTTATTATTCAGGGAATGGTAATATGTCGAGAGTTCAGAAATTCTCATCAATAGCTCAATTTACAAGATCTTTTGATTTTACTTATCTCTCTGGATTTACCATGAAAGAATCACATAGACCTAATGGAAGTGATGCTAGGGTTTCTACCATACTAGATGTTATGTATGATACAAATATTGCTCAGACATTAGCTTCTAAGGACGTTATATCATTCAGATACGTAGTAGATACATTCTCTGGACAAATTTTACCTAACTCTAAATATCAGTTAAGTAGATTAGCAATGATTAGACAGCAATCGCTTGCTCTTATCAATGCGCCTTCTATGGAACAATTTCAGAAGAGTACGGATCCTAGATTTACCAACGCACCTACAGCTCCTAATCCTTACCCAAGTTTAAATACTGCTTATATAGCTGACGGGGGTAACCTATCTTTAAATCCTTCATATACTTTCAGTTTACCTAGTGAAGCAGAAGGATCTAAATTTGCTGCATTCTACGCTCCTTATATCACTATCAGAGAATCTAATAGAAATATAAACGTACCACCAGCTGCTATGGTATCTAATAACTTTGTTAGAAAATTTGCTACAGGAGAACCTTATGCGATTATCGCAGGTCAAAAAAGAGGTATATTAAGCGGCGGCGGTAATATAGTAGGAGTTGAATATGACTTTACCGATGAGGACAGAGGAAATCTTGAACCGTTCGGTATTAATCCGATCATTAAGAGAAGAGGAATTGGAGTAGTTATCTTCGGTAACCAAACTGCTTATCAGCAAGTTAACTCTGCATTTAACCTAGTTCACGTAAGAGATCTTTTAATAAGTATCGAAACAGACGTTCAGTCAATTCTTTCTAACTACCTATTTGATTTCAATGACGATTCGATTAGACTTGAAATTAAAACATTGGTTGATAACTATCTGGATGGAGTTAGAGCAGGCGGTGGAATATACAACTACCAAACTGTTATGGATGCTTCTAATAACACTCCAGCAATCATTGATATGAATATGGGAATCATAGACGTTATCATCGAACCTGCTAGAGGTATACAGAAATTCATTAATAGAATTACTGTTACAAGAACAGGTGGTATAGCAGCAGGAGGCTTTATACAATTCGTATAATGCGAATTGGAGCCTTTTAGGCAACTAAGATAAATATAAACTGAATATGGCAGGACTATCACATTATCAAAATTCATTATCAGCAATAAACAAATACGAACCTGTTTATCTGAACCAGTTCGAGGTTACAATTATACCTCCTTCTGCTGTTGCCGGTGGAGAGATACTTCTTCAGCACGTGACAAAGGTGGGTGGACTTACCTTAGATAAAAACCCAGGACTAGTTACTCAAAAGTATAAGTTTGCTAAAAGAAATTATGCTGGAGCTAAACCTGATAATACCTATCTTGATTTAAGTTTAAGCTTCACAGTCAACTTAAATGACGACAACTCAATGTACGTTTTTAAAACATTGAGACAGTGGAGTGATTTGATCTATAATCCATTAACAGGAGCAATGGGTCTTAAGAATGACTATACCGGTACTATCGTAGTTTCTATCTTTAATAAACAAGGGGACGTTTTTAGAAGAATAACATGCAGAGATTGCTATCCAACTAAGGCAATAAGTGAAATGAATCTTAATTACACATCAACTGACATATTTAAAGTAGATGATATGACTTGGGCAGTTGATTACTGGGATGATTTATTCTTATAAAAAAATAAAAAAAATAAATGGCAGGTTTACCACATTATACAAACTCTAAAGCCGCGATAAACAACTACGAACCGGTATATCTTAACCAATTTGAGGTTTTGATCACTCCACCGTCTGGAATAGTAGATGCTAACACGACTTTTAAAGGGGAATCAATTTTAGCTCAGCAGGTCAAATCTATAACTGGTTTGGCCGTAGATATTTTAGCAAACGGAAACGTTGAACAAACTTATAAGTTTGCTCAAAGAAGATATGCTGCAGGTGAGCCTACTACTAGTGATATGACATTAAGTATGGAATTTGAGGTTAACTTAAATGACGTAAATTCAATGAGTGTTTATAAGATACTTAGACAATGGAGCGACTTAATATACAATCCACTAACAGGTGCGATGGGTATTAAAAGCGATTATGTTGGTTCTATGGTTATCTCGATATTTAATAAAAGAGGGGATGTTTTTAGAAGAATTAGAATACCTTCTTGCTTTATCAGTACTGCCATTAATGATATGCAGTTAGATTACGAAAATCCAGCTATCTACACTGTAACCACATCATGGATATGTGATTACTGGGAAGATTTGTTTATGTAATAATATATTTTAAATTAAATGCAAAAGGAGACGATTAATTTGTCTCCTTTTTTGTTTTTTGTTATATAATAAGAAAAACGATTAAATAATGGATAATAATATTTCACCAGAAGAGATTCTTAAGAGAAAGGAAATTGCGGGGGGTATAGAATATGATGATCCCCAGCCTATTTCAAAGGAAACCAATGTGGTGTCGCAGGTACAAGAGTTATTCCCAGGGACTGAAGGAATTCAGCAGCCAGTTAAGGATCCTATTCCACAACCGGTTCAGCCAAAGATTAATCAGATACAAAACGAGCAACAATTAGCTTCCCTAGGTAAAGCCCAAAGCGTAAATAAACCTGTATCATTAGAAATGGGTTGGAAAAATATACCGGTTGGAATACTGCCATCCAGTGGTAAATACTATCCTGATGGAACTAAAATTGCTATTAGAGCTGCTGAGGTTAGAGAAATAAGACACTTTTCCACAATCGACGAAGATGATCAATTGGATATAGAGGAAAAATTAACGCATATAATAGACAGATGCTCTCGGATGGAATTTTCTGGTGAAGGTGTGGTTTCTTATAAGGATCTTAAGCAAGAAGATAGATTCTTTATAATCATGGCTATTAGAGATCTTACGTTTGTAAAGGGTGAGAACTCTATTATACTTAAAACTCAAAAAACATGTAAACAAACAACAGAATGTCCCTTCAATGAAGGTATAGAACTCAGAACTGGAGTACTAAGTTCTTATGAACTTGACGAAAATGTTGCTAAGTATTATAGTGAGGAGACCAGAGGTTTTGTTTTCAATATTAAAAAACTTGATAAGACTGTCGAACTATACATTCCTAGTATAGGAGTAACCCAGGAAATAACTTCATTCGTAACGGAATGTGCTAAGAAAAATATTGAGCTTGATGAGGGATTTCTTGATATAGCACCTTTTATGTTTAATGAATGGAGGGATCTAAATTTCCAAAGAATTCTTTCTAGCATGAGAGAAAGTGATTATTGGACCAAAGAAGAATTTAGCTTGTATTTTGAACTTGCTCAGAGAATCAAAATGGGTACAAAGCTAGAGGTAAAACAAAAGTGCCCAGTATGCGGTGATATGGAGGTCACTGCTAGAATAACATTTCCCTACGGGCTCAGATCTCTTTTCGTTATTTCAGATATCTTTAGAGAACTTCTTTGATATCAAGTTTAGACTATGGAAGGAACATAGT